TCACCCACCTTTTCTCAATGCTGCCGACAGCCTCTTCTGGGCTTCTTTTTGGATGTCCAGGTTGTCCTCGATGTAGCCCATCGTGGTCACCACAGACTCATGTCCCATCATGTCCTTGATGGCCGAGAGGGGGGTTCCTACCTCGGCGTGACGGGTGGCAAAGGACGCTCGCAGGCGATGATTCCCAAGAGTCCCGACGATGTCCGGGACAGCCCTGGCGCCCCGGTTCAGGGCCTTGCGGAGCCACCCATGGGGATGCTCGCGCCCCTTCTCGCCGGGGAAGATCAGTCCAGATACCGTTCGGGGCAGCTCATCGAGATGTTCCATCACCCAGTCAGGGACCCCCAGGACCCTGGGCTTCATGCCCTTGGCTTTCCCAATGGTGTAGGTCTTGGCCTCCTGGTCAAGCCACTCCCACCGGGCCCCGATCACCTCGGCCTCGCGCATGCCAAGGCCCAGCATCATCCTGATGGCAGCTCGCACCTGGGGCTCGGCATAGCAGGGAGTCCCATCCTTTTTGACCATCCAGATGTCTACGGCATCCAGGAATACGTCCTGCTGGCTTATTTTCACTACTGGCCGCGGGCGCCTTTCCACCTTGATAGGTGCAACATCGAAAGGCATCCCGAGGATTTCCTTCCGGCGGATTGCCCACCGCATCCAGAGCTTCAGGTACCTGATGGCCATGTTGACCGTGGCCGGCTTGTGGCCTTCGATGAAGTCCGACACCCATGCCTCAACCCGCTGCGTAGTGATGGAGGTCAAGGGCATCCCAGTCATGGGCCCCAGCACCTTCTCCACCCACCTGGCGCACTGGACATGGGACTCCTGCTTCCGGTGGAGACGGCACCAGCCCTCAATGGTCGCGGACAGGGTGGGGGCCTGTTTGAGCCCATGGAGCCCCATGGCGATCTCTTTCAGGACCTGGTTGTAGACTTCCCGGGCATCGTCACGCGGGCCTACAAGCAGGGGCACCTGGTACATGACCCCACCGATCTGCTTCCGTAGCCAGTACGTCCCGCCCCGTTTGTAGAGTCCGTTTCTGCGGACCATCTTCTTCCGGTTCATGACATGCATCCTACGCCCCCTTCTTGAGGCCAGAGAGGAAAAGTTTGTCCCTGAGGTTCTGGCTCAGGGGCGTGGTCGGGGCGGCCTGGCCGAGGAGCCACACGCGAACGTGGTCCCAGACGAAGCGGGGCTTCTTCCCGCCCCGGGGCGCCAGGGGCATCCCATCGCGGATCCACTGGTGGACCCTGGAGGAGGAGACACGGATCCCCATCTCCTCCCGGAGCTGGGCGAGCAGCTGCTGCTGCGTGAGGATGGCGGGGGTCATGGGGTCACCTTACTTGCGCTCGATGGCGCGGTGGAGTTTTCGGAGTGCCTGCTGAAGGTAGGCTTCCGGCGCGGTCAGGGCTACGAACCACAGGCCCTCGTCGTCGGCCTGGTCTGCTACCATGGCCTCCATCTCCTGGACCCTGGCCTTTAGATTCCGAGCCTTCTCCTCCGCGTAGTAGACCTCAGCAGCGGGATCCCCCCTCCCGCCATAGGTCAGGGCGTGGCAGGTTTCCTCCAGTTCCGTGACCCTGGCTTCCAGCTTTCGTTTTTGCTCTCCAAGTCGAAAAATCTGACAGAACTCGCAGGCACATTCAGATTTGTGGGGCATGGTTCTCCTTCTGGACAGGTGCTACTTGTTCTTCTGGGTGGACTTCGGCTCGGGTTTGACGAACCAGCCCCCGGCGTTCATCTGGAGCGTGAAGATCGCCTGGGTCATCTGCTCGATGGTCAAGCCCGCGGCATTCGCCAGCGGCTCGATCTTCGCCCAAACGTCATCCGGCAACCGGAGTTGGAACTCGACAAAGCCATCATCGGTGTGGTGGACGGTGCTACTCATGGGCGCCCTTTCAGGGATGGGTAGAGGTTTTGGACAAGATCAGGCCACGCAACCTTCGCGGATGTTCTGGATGAGTTCGACCCACCTGGATCGCAAATCTTCCAGGACCGTATACCCACCACCGGGGAGGGTATTGACCTGGGTCTTCACGATCTCTTTCTTGGCCGGGTTGAACACGGCCATGGAGCGGATGAACAGTGGGACTGACCCCCTGATACGGATCCTGTCGCTGGTTTCCATCTGCTTCATGAAGGCAGCCGCAGAAACCGTCAAGCTCGGATAGTTGCGGGCGACCAGGTTCCTATACGAATCCAGGACGAAATCGGTGGCTTTGGGGCGCAGCTTCATCGAGGTGATGGCAGCGGCCCGAACCGGAGAACTCGAAAAAATCTTCGAGGAACTGCCGCAATGGGAGATCAGATCAGAATAGAGGGGACCGAAAAACTGGTTGGTGGACCCAATCATCTGTATGGAGGGGTTCTCGGAGAGCAGGATTTTTGCCAAAAACCCCATGGTTGAAGCCTGATCTCCGTGAATCCCAAGAACGTCCCCGGCGGAACGCTTCAACCCCCGGTCAATGACATCGAAGGATTCGGGGTCAACCCCACGGGTGACCATGACCTGGAGGGAGATACCGGTCTGGATGATGGCGTTGAGTCGGTGCTGCCCGTCGATCAGGTTGCCGTCAGTGTCGAAGGCGATGGGCTGGTGGGACAGCCTCCAGTCTCCACGGAGGATGTCGCGGGAAAGTTCCGCAACCCTGCTCGAACGGAGAGGACGGTTGCGAGGTGAGTTTTTGAGGAGGTAGCGTTGCGCGGTGGCGGGGGTGATGGTTTCAACTTCGCTTTTCACTTTGATCTCCTTGGTTGGGGGTTAAGGATGGGCAGGATCAAACTTCGTTGTGGAACAAAAAAACAAAATCGCGTGGAACGTTCGGTGGTGCTGGGTTCGTTGGTTCAGATCCCGGGGAAGCGTAGGAACCTAAACCGCTTCGGCCAGGTCCATCTCCGCTTCCTTGATCGCCCGGTCCAACTCCGTCCCCGTCTCCAGGATTTCCCAGATGGTGCGGGTGTCGGCGGGGACGTATTCGCTGGGGAGTTCGGGCTGCCTGCCGATGGGGCTGCGCTTCAGGCCCTTGGCCTCGCTGGGCCTGACCCTCAGCGCGTTCTGAGCCTTGCACTTGGCACCCCACTTGAGGCCCGGGAGGATGTCTTCCCTACCGGCGCACATGGGGCACTTTCCGGCTTCCAGGAGTGTCCTGCGGCGTTCTTCGTGGCGGCGGCTCACGTCAGGCTCCAGACGATGAACCCGCAAAACAGGATGAGGTTCGCCACCAGCCAGAAGGCGCTCCAGTAGGTGACGCGGAGGTCTACCTCGATGTGATCCAGGCGAGGCTTCATGGCTAGCTCACATTCTCGAAGAGAGGGTGCTCGCCGCGGGACTGCCTGAGAGCCAGTTCGACCTGGTCAAGGGCGGCCTGGTCCTCGGGCTCCCAGAGTTCAGGGCCACGGAGGGTCATGCCCTTGATCTCGCCGGCCCGAGTGGCCAGGTCGCGGAACACCTCCAGGCGCTTCTGCGAGGCCAGGAGGGCAAGGATGAGGGGGTTCATGCGATGTTCTCCAATCCAAGGAGGGCGTTGACCTTCGCCAGGAGATCGTTCTCGTTGCCGTAGAGGGACTCGAATCTCTTGGATCCCATAGGGTTCCAGACACCGTTCCAGTGGTGGGCGTGGCACAGAGGGATGACCCTGAAGTGGTCCCCCCGCATGCCAAACCCAACCTTGGAACCGTCCGCATTGCGTTTGATATGGTGAACTTCAATAGGGCGAGTTCCGCACACGATGCACGGCAGCTGCGCCACCCGCCACATGTGGTTGCGCTCGGCCTGGGTGCTCATGCGGGGTTCCGCATGTAGAAGGCGGCCAGTTCCTCGATCTCCTCGGCCGTGTGGCGCAGCTTCTCGTCCGGGTTCGGATCCTTGATGACCACAGGCTGGGGAGCCTTGGGCAGGCGTGCGATCAGGGCGTCCACCTCAGACAGGAATGCCAGGGCCTCCCGCTCCAGTTCCGCGATGCGGGCGTTGTCGCGCTCCAAGCGCTTGATGAAGACCTGCAGGTGCTCGGGGCACCTGGGGTCGAAGGACACGAAGTCGCACCACCTGGCTCCCGTGCAGGCCATCTCCCACATCATCTGCGGCTCGTAGGCGTCGGGGATCACGCCAGCCAGAAGGTAGCCGATGTGGGTGGCGGTCTTCGGGCACTTCACCTCGAGGCAGCCCTCGATGGCGTCGATTCCCTCGACGGTTCCCACCGGGTTGATCAGGCCGTCCGGGGAGACGCCGAACCTGGGGTTGGTCGGGTGCAGGATGAACCCCACCTCGTCCACCATGTAGCCGCGGGCCGTCTCGGCGGCGGCACGGCCTAGGGGCTCGTTGTCGCTGCCCCATCTCATCTCGTTGCTGATGAAGCCGGGCTCGGCCGGCGTGCCGGTGAGGATCTCGCAGGCGAGTTCCATCTTGAGGTCCCGTCGCTTGGCACCTTCCTCGCCCTTCTTGGTTCGGTCGAGCACCGCGGCCAGGCGGCTGCCGGTGATGCGGCCCATGCGGGCCTCGAGCCATTCGGAGGAGCCCTGCTGGGCGTTGACGATCTGGATCATGCGGCACCTCTCAGTTTGGCCTTGCACTCGTCCTTGACCTTCACGATGGCGAGATAGGTTGGGCGGTCGTTTCTGGAAGCAGCCTTGGCGGCCTCGTAGGCGGTCCCCAGAGCTGCGATGGTTGTGGCACCCCTCATGGCCGCGATGTGCTTCTGGAAGTCGCCCTCGGGCATCCCGAAGGCCCCGTTGCCGTCGTTGTCGCCTTCGCCCACGGCGATGTTGAAGATCATGATGAGGAGGTAGCGCTTTCCGTAGGAGATGGCCGCACCCTGGGCGTGGGTCTTGGTCATCACATCTCCGCCCTTGGCTCCCTTGCCATCGTTGGGCATATCGATGTGGTAGGTGCGCATGTAGCCCGAAGGGTGGGAGACGTAGCACTGGATCCGAACGTGCTCATCCAGTGGGGAATCGGCCGTATCGAAGCTGAGGGCCAGGCCCTCCCGTGTGTAGATCGGACGCACCCGGGCATCCAGGGCTGGGTAGGATGCATATTTGCTCTTGGTCTGGGGATTGTTGAGGTCCGTGGCCACCGGCCCCATTTCTGCCTGTGCGCGGCTCATGGCGGCGTTGAAGGCCATCTCCCCATCCCGATTAAGGACCAGCGTCTGGAGGGCCACCAGGCGCTCAATGGTGTCCATGGCGCTGCCGTTCTGGAGGGCCATCTGGATCAAGTCCATTGGGGTAGGCGAAGCGACCAGCGCCGGCTGGAGGGTTTGAAGTTCACCAGTCATCAGACCGCCTCCTGAAAGAGGGGCGTTCCCAGAACCTGGTCTAGGAGCGGCAGGAGGACAATGGCCTCGCGGAGCTTGTGCTGCACATCGGCGAGGGCCACCATTTTGAGGGAAGCGAGGCACTCCCAGCCGTCCAGTTCCACGTCCCGGATGTGGACGCCGTTCGCGAGGTTGTTCAGGAGATCGACGGGGCAGTCCTCGACTGAGATGTAGGCGTAGCCCGTGACAGTGAGCGCAAAGGCGGCAACGACCACCTTTTTGTTGGCAGGGCCAACGATCCAACAAGAGAAGGAAATGCGGTTCATGGGTTCTCCCTAAGCCGTGGCGCGGAGCGGGTTGTCCTTCAGGTCCCCGCGCTCCACCATGGAGTCGAGGCCCAGCAGGTAGTTGGAGAGCAGGATGTGGAAGCAGTCGCGCTCCTCGGGGGTCATCTCCACGGTGGTCCCGCCCTGGAGGTAGGTCTCGATCTCGGCCAGGGGCCCGGCGCAGAGCTGGTCACCGGCGGGCGTGAGGTTGATGCTGATGCGCTTCCGGTTGGGGAAGGTCACGAGGTCGATGAACCCCCGGTCGGCCAGTTCGTGGACCAGGCGGGACATGGTGGGGTTGTCGATCCGGACGGCCTGGGCCAGCTGCCCGAGCGAGAGGGGCGCGTAGTTGTCCAGGGCCACCAGCGTCCGGTACTGGTCCACCGTGAGGTGGTGCCGAGCGGTCCTGGCGGCCGTCAGGTGCCGAAGCACCCGGTGGACCGAGAAGAGGAGTTCTTCGAGAGTGCGCATGGTTCTCCTGTGGCGCCCTTGGGCGCAGATGTGGCACCCGGCCTATTGCCGGTGTTGTGGGTGTTAGGATGTTGGGTAAATCACGAAGGTGAAATAATGCTTCCTGACTCTGACCACCGAAGGGAAATCGAAGAATTTGAAGCCATTGGCGAACAAGAACTCCGCCTCCGGATGGCTCACGGTACCTGGTTTGGGTCCAGGCTCTTGGCCGAGGAGTGGTTGCGTCTGCGAGTTGAGGCCCGGGAGGCCTCCTCCTCGTCCAAACGGGACCAACGTGAGGAGCGCACCCTGGAAATAGCCTCCGAGGCCAACCGCATTGCCCGCTCCGCCAGGATATTCGCCGGAATCGTAGCGCCACTGCTTGCAGCGATTGCCACCATGATCGTCACCGCGTTGGTGCGGAAATACTGGAAGTAGCGGCAGAGCACCATCTCCACAACCAACCATGCCGTGCCCGTCGCAAGCGAGATGCCGATGCCGATGATGATGTCATCCAGCTCTGCGCTCGTTTCGGACGTGTCGGTGGAGGTGGTCATGTTGGACTCTAGAAGTGATGTTCAAAATGTAATGTCCCACACAACACAAGTCAAACAAAAAATATCAAAAAAATCAGCCGTGCCATTCCTTCTGACTATTTGTTGATTTTGCGAGGGATAAACAATACGGGCCCACCATGCCGAAGCGGCAGGTAGGCCCAACGACGAAAATCCCCAAATGCGAAGCGAACTCGAAACCAGACCATAAATTCTCCTTGGGGAATCCATTACTATGCCCGAGAAGATAAATGGGTGCTCCCATTTATTGATCTTGCCTATACTTATTGTGGGTGGCTGGAATGGTGGATGCCCATCCGGAAAACCCCAGGACGGCCACGAAGAGGTGAACCACCATCACCCTCACGGCTACGAAGAGTCAAGATCCCATTGGACTTAGATGAAGAATTCGAAAGGGAAGCTGCGGCCCACGGTTTCAGTTACCAAGGTGCAGTAAGGGAAGCCATACGGCAGGTTCTGGAAATATGGAAAAAACAGGAATGACCTATTTACCTGTACCGACCATGGCCCGGAAGGCATCCAGATAGCGAAGCGCTTGCTCGTCGCTCACTGAATCATTGTGCAGCTCGTGGATAATCAGTTTCGCAACCAGGCGCTTTGCCGCTGACATTTCAGGGAGAGGCTCACCTGTAAGCTGAGACCCCCGATCATCCATCAGATCCCCCGCAGGTATCTGTAGGATCCCACTGGCCCGCTCTACCACGTCGAGAGAAGGTCTGGTTCGGTAGTCGTAAAGCAAGTTGTGCAGGTGGCTCTCTGACACCTGCAGAAGGTTTGCGAATGGGCCCAGGTCCATGTTGTGGGCGTGCCGGTAGGCCAGCACCTGCTTCCGAAAGAACTCCTGCTGCGGCCATGCCCGCTCACGCCTAGGCTTTGTGATTCTCATGCGCACACCCCCTCTGTGGTGAGTGTCGAGACATTGAGATGGTGTTTCAATTGTGTTCGGAGTTGACAGTATTGTGTGTGACATTACACTGAGATCATGCGAAGCGTTCACCAGTTCCCCTTCCCTGAAACCATGGGAGAAATGGCCAAGAAGTGCCATGTGACGCGGGTTCACCTTGTCGGTGTGCTCCACCACAGGTTGAAGTGCTCTCCTGAGTTGGCGATGGCCATTGACCGAGAGACGAAAGGCGCTATCCCGAAGGGATCTTTGCGCCGTGACATCTGGCCCTCTCATGACATCACCCCCTCCGAGCCGGCCGCATGAGGCCCACGTTCAAAGGGGACAACAGCCCCGCCCTGTCCACGCGCCCGAAGGCGGAGCACCAGGCGCAGCTGGCTGGCCTCTGGACCAGGAAGGCAGACCAGGGGCCGGTGGGCCAGGACGAGGCCCACTGGCTCCTCTCGTTTTTCCGCAAGGCAAGGGCCCACCATACCCACCTCCCGCATAGGTGTGTTTCATGATGCAGCGAAAAATTAATCCCCTCGGCCATACGACACAACTCGATTCACATGAATCCACCAGCCTAAAGATTCATGAAGAGCTGGACGCCTGCCCCATGAAGTGGGAGACCATCGCCACCGCCATGGATGTGGAGGAATCGCTCCTCTCCAAGTGGGCCTCCACCACCCAGCCACCCATGCCCGGGTTCCACCGGCTCATCGAGTGGACGCGCATCGTTGGGCCCGGGATGCTCCGGTGGCTCGCCTGGCAGTGCGGCTACGAGATCCGGCCCATCACGTCATGCGACGACGAGGGGGTGGCTTCGTGAAGGAACTCGTCGTCATCACCCTCTGGCTGGGGCTCATCGCCCTGGCCATCTACTGGCCACCCAAGCGGGAGCGCCGCTACCCGTGGCTCACCAATAAGAAAGCCCCGCGTCAACGGGGCTGAACTGCAACCGGCTCAAAGGAGGGGCCGACCTATGACCAATATCCAACATTTCCACGGCGGGGGCAAGCCATGAGCAGCAGTTTCCCTATTCGGGACATCCCCGTTCGTTTCATCCGCACCAACAGCGCCACCCAGGCCCGCGTGGCCATGGACCAAGGCGCGATCCACGACTACGCCGAGGCCATGAAGGACGGCGCCCGGTTCCCGCCGGTCACGTTGTTCCAGGACGCCGACATCTACTGGCTGGGCGACGGCTTCCACCGGGTTGAGGCGGCCCAGCTTTCTGGCAAGAAGAACATCAAGGCCGAGATCCGCCAGGGCGGCGTGCGCGAGGCCCAACTCTTCGCCATCGGCGCAAACCATGCCCACGGGCTCCGACGGTCGAACGCCGACAAGCGGAAGGCCGTGAACATCATGCTCGATGACCCGGAATGGGGGGAGTGGAGCAACAACGAAATATCGAAGCTCGCGGGAGTAAGTCACACCTTCGTCAACACCATGCGTACCGAGAGGGTTGAAACCGTTTCAACCCCTACCCAGGAAAAACCGGCACCCGAATCCCCGAAGGAAGAACCAACCGCGCCCAGCCTGAAGACCGACCACGGCACAGAAATCTCCGTCGTCCACGGCGCCGGTGACCCGGAAGTGGAAGCGGTGGCCCAGGCGGTCATCGACAAGATGAACGGCAGCAAGTCCCCGGACGTAGAGGCCCTGAAGAGGCAGATCGCCCGTCTCGAGGAGGACGCCGAGGCCAAGGACGAGGAGATCGAGGAACTGCACCGCAAGCTCGAGGAGGCCGGCGCCCAGGTCCAGGAGCTGCACGAGGAGAACCAGGCCATGCACCGGATCCTGGATGCGGAGGACCTGCTCAAGGCGTTCAAGGAGGAGGTCGTCCGGGCCCAGGCCCTGGCCCGCACCACCGAGGAGCGGTTCCGGGGCATCCAGAACCAGAACAAGGCCCTGAGCAAGTCGGCCACCTCCTGGAAGAGGAAGGCCGATGCCCTGGAGCGGAAGCTGAAGGGCGCCCCCGCCCCGGAGCCCGAGCTCGAGGACGACCTGGGTCCACTCGAACCCGTTGGCGCGTGAGGTGTGCCATGTATGGAGGAGAGTTCCCACCCGCACGTGAGTTCCAGGACTCGACCCTGGAGGCCCTGCGCCAGGGCATCCGCCAGGGCCACCGCCGCCAGTGCGTCATGGCGCCCACCGGCGGGGGCAAGACCTACATCGGCATGCGGCTCATCTACAAGGTCGTGGCGAACGAACGCCGGGCCCTGTTCGCCGCGGACCGCATCACGCTGATCAACCAGACTTCAGAGACGGCCGAGCGTTACGGGCTCTGGAACCACGGCATCATCCAGGCCAAAAACCCCCGCCTCGACCTGTCCCGGCCCTTCCAGATCGGCAGCCTCCAGACCATGCAGAGCCGCGGCTGGCCCCTGGACATGGACCTGGTCATCGTGGACGAGTGCCACACCATGATGAAGACCTGGGTGGACTTTGCGACCCAGACCTACACCTCCTGCCCCAAGTGCAACCGCGGCCTCGTCACGGACCCGGGCCGGCCCGAGTTCCCCCGCTGCGAGTCCACCACCTGTGGCTGGAAGGCGCCCATTATCATCGGCCTGAGCGCCACGCCCTTCAGCTAGGGATTGGGGAAGGTCTTCACGAACCTGCACAACGCCGCCACCATGCACGAGCTAACCGAGATCAAGATTCTGGTGCCCATGCGCCTGTTCTCCTGCCGCAAGCCGGACATGGACGGCGCGGCCACGGTGGGCGGGGAGTGGACCGCGGAGGCCGCCGGCGAGCGGGAACTGGCCATCGTGGGCGATGTGGTCACCGAGTGGACCCGGCACGCCCACGGCTTGAAGACCATCGTCTTCGGGGCGACCATCGTGCACTGCGAGGAGCTGGTCCGCCAGTTCAACGAGTGCGGAATCCAGGCTGCCTGCTTCACCGCCAACACCCCGGACGAGGAGCGGGCCCGGCTCCTGGAGGAATACCGGCGCCACGACTCCCAGTTGCGCGTGCTGATCTCGGTGGAGGCCCTGGCCAAGGGCTTCGATGTCCCGGACGTGGAGTGCATCTGCGACTGCCGCCCCCTCCGGAAGAGCCTGAGCACCGCCATCCAGATGTGGGGCCGCGGGCTCCGATCCAGCCCCCAGACGGGGAAAACGGAATGTCTCCTGCTGGACTTCAGCGGAAACATCATCCGGTTCATGGAGGACTTCGAGCGGATCTACTTCGAGGGCCTGGACAAGCTGGACGACGGGGAACGGCTCGACAAGGAGATCCGCAAGGACGAGGAGAAGGAGCCCCGGGCATGCCCCGCCTGCGGTCACATCCCCTTCGCCAAGAAGTGCATGGCTTGCGGCCACGAGGTCAAGCCGGTGTGCCTGGTGGAGCACCTCCCCGGGCACATGGAGGAAGTGGTCCTCTGCGGGAAGAAGAAGTTGGCCAACGACAAGATGGAGCTCTGGGCCCAGGTGGCCACCTACGCCCTCGACCACGCCAAGCCCGGCCGGGACCCCCACAAGCGGGCCCTCGCCATCTACCACGACATCACCGGAGAGTGGCCGCCGCGGGGTCTGCGGGCCGAGACGGCGCCCCGGGTCGAGCCCACCGCCAACACTGTCGGCAAGATCCGCTCCCTCTCCATCGCGTTCGCACATAGGAGGGCGTCGTGATGGCCTTCGAGAAAACAGTGGTAGCAGCCCGCGGACGGTGGCGGGGCATCCTCGTGCAGCTGGGGCTCGACCCCAAGTTCCTGGACGGCCTGCACGGGCCCTGCCCCATCTGCGGCGGGCACGACCGGTTCCGGTTCGACGACCACGAGGGGAACGGCACCTGGTGGTGCAACGTCTGCGGGCCCGGGGCCGGCATGGGGCTGGTCATGCGTTTCCTGAACCTGCCCTTCCCGGAGGCCGCCAAGCGCGTGGACGGCGTCATGGGCCTGGTCCAGGTCAATGATCCCCGGGTGGTCGAGCAGACCGTGGAGAAGAAGCGGGACACCATGCGCGACATGTTCCGGGAGTCCCGCCCGGTGCAGGCTGGTGACCCGGTGCACGCCTACCTCACCCGCCGCTGCGGGGACCCGGCCGGGGCCCTCGAGGACCTCCGGTTTCACCCGGCCCTGTGGCACAAGGAGGCGGCTGCCCGGTTCCCGGCGATGCTGGCCTTCATGGGATGGGACCCGGTGCTCCGGAAGTTCTCCGGGATCCATCGGACCTACCTCACCGCAGACGGGCAGAAGGCGCCAGTGTGGCCCGTGCGGAAGAACTTTGGCACCGCGGGCCCGGTCCGCCTAGGCCCTGTGGCGCCCCGCATGGGCATCGCCGAGGGCATCGAGACGGCCTTGTGCGGCTCCAAACTGTTCGGCCTGCCGGTATGGTCCGGAATTTGCGCCCACGGCGTGGAGACCTGGAGCCCGCCGGCCGGGGTCGAAGGGGTTCTGATCCTGGGCGACAACGACGAGAACTACGTCGGTCAGGCGGCCGCCAACGATCTGGCAAAACGACTTCGGGCCCTGGGCCTGGTGGTCGAGGTTCGTCTTCCGCCCGTGCTAGGCCAGGACTGGGCTGATGTTTGGGCATTGCAACAGCAGGAGGTGGCCTGATGGCCGGTTTCAGCAAGCTCTACTCCGGGCTCGTGACGAGTTCCATCTGGGTGAAGGACAACGCCACCTTGCGAGTGTGGATCGCCATGCTCGCCACCTGCGACGCCCATGGCTTCGTGGCCGGATCCGTCCCGGGCTTCGCATCCCTGGCCCGGGTCAGCATCGAGGAGATGCGCCATGCCGTGGACACGCTCTCCTCCCCCGATGTGGACAGCCGCTCCAAGGAGCACGAAGGGCGCCGAATTGCAGCCATCGAAGGTGGATGGCTGATCCTCAACTACGAGAAATACAGAAGCTTGAAACAGGACAAGGATGGTAGCCGGGCGAAGTATTACCGCGACTACCGGGAGCGCAACAAATGAATGTTGCGCACAACACTTTCGTGTTGCGCAACGTTGCGCCCTGCTTCTGTCTTCTGCCTCTTCCAGGAGAGAACTATGAGTGAGGTGTACCAGCCCCGTCACCCCAACCAGCCCCCTAGCCATCGCAAGCACGGCATGGGCATGGAGCAGATCCCCGTCGGCTTCCCTCCGGACCTCCTCGAGCAGCTGCACCGCCAGGCCAACTCCGCCGGCATGAACCGGGCCGCCTACCTCCGGCACCTGGTCGAGCAGGATGGCCTGGAACGTGCCGCGGACCCCTGTGGCTGCTCCCCTGGCAAAGGGGAAGGCATGAGCCAGGGCGACGGTTCCCCCCGCACCCCCGAAGGGCTCTCAGGTCCAAGGAAGGTTGGATAAAAATGGAAGAAACAAAAATTACCATTTCACTGGACCCTTCTCAACTGGTTGACCTTCTGCGGAAATACCGAAAGCCAATAGACCCTCCCGAAGCAGGCATCTACCTGCTGTTTTGTGGCGAGGAGGTCGTTTACGTAGGGCGTTCATCCCATGTAAGAGAAAGGGTTGAGCAGCATCGAGGAACCAAGGAATTCGATTCCTTCGCCATGGTCCCCGTGGAGGAAGAAGCGCAGACATGGGTCGAGAAATCTTTAATTCAGGCGCTGAAGCCTAAATACAACAAGGTATCCCTCGAACCCTGCAAGCCCTTTCGGCAGAGGGTGGCCTGATGAAGCGCTCCAAGGTTGAACCCACCTCCATCCTCCTCCGCGGCCCTGCGCAGGTCGCCTACGCCCTCAAGACCATCCCCAACCTGCCCCTGGACCCCGACACCCCGGTAGAGATCCTGATCCGCGAGCAGGTGAAGAAGCGCAAGCTCACCATGAACCAGGCCATGTGGGCGGGCCCCCTGCGCGACATCGAGCGCCTGGCGTGGCACCAGGGCCGCCAGTTCAGCGCCGAGGTCTGGCACGAGCACCTCAAGGAACTCTTCCTTCCCGACGAGCTGGCGCCCGACTTCGACCCCACCCACGTCCTCGACGGCTACCGCAAGTGGGACCTGAACCCCTGGAACGAGAACCGCATGCTCGTGGGCAGCACAACCCAGCTCACCGACGCCGGCATGAAGATCTACCTCCTGCAGGTCGAGGCCTACGCCGCCCAGGAATACGGCGTCGAGTTCACCACCCGGGCCGAGCCGGCCGGAAGGATGGTGGCATGAAGCGCTTCATCACCTGGCTCTACTTCCTGGCCCTCTGCTTCGCCTGCCTGACTTCCTACGCGGTGTTGGCCCTATTTGGTCCTGACGAGGAGGAACACGATGCTTAAAATCCGACCCTGGTGGCTCTTCTTCATCCCCGCGGGGAACTGGGTGACTCTCTCCCCTTGGATCTACTATCCAGCCGGGACCGACCCCGCGAAGTATCCCAACGTGGTGGCCCACGAGCACGTGCACCTCCAGGAGCAGGCCGGCGGTCTCCTGGCGTGGGTCCTCCACTACCTGGCCTCCCGGTCCTACCGTCTCGACATGGAGGCCCGAGCCTACGCCGCCGAGTCCCAGTGCTGCAGGGCCCTCGGCGACTCGGACCTCGCCGCCTCCACCATCACCCAGGCCGCCTCTGCCCTCGCCTCCTGGAGTTACCTCTGGGCAGCGTCCACCCCCGCCCAGGCCGAAGCAGCCATCAGGAGCTACCTGTGACCAAGCCGAAGAAGAAGCCACGCAAGCAGGTTGGCAAGCCCAGCCGTGACCGCTTTGTTGATGAGTTCATGGTGGACCGCAATGCAACGCAGGCTGCCATCCGGGCCGGGTATTCTGAGCGCACGGCGGGTTCGGCTGGGCATCGACTGTTGAAGACTGCTGCAATATTGGCCGAAATCAACAAGAGGGGCGCAGAACAGTCCCAACGCCTCCAGATCACCTCCGACCGCATCATGCAGGAATACGAGCGTTTGGCTCTTCTGGACCCCATCGATCTGTTCCGCCCCGATGGGACCATGAAGACCCTCGCCGAGATACCCGAGGATGCACGCAGAACCATTGCTGGCATTGAGGTCCGCGAGATCACAGTGGACGAGGTCACGACCGTCGTGCTCAAAAAAGTGAAGATCGCGGACAAGAAGGGCGCCCTGGACAGCCTGGCCAAGATCCTGGGAATGATGAAGGAGCGGGTGGAAGTCACCGGCAAGCTCACCCTCGAGCAGCTCGTGGCCGAGAGCATGAAGGCGCCTGAGTGAAGTCCGCCGACGGCCTCCGCGCTTGGCGCCAGAACCCGGTCCAGTTTGTCCGGGACTGTTTCAGTGTGGAACCCGATGCCTGGCAGGCGGACGTGCTCATGGCCTTCCACGGCCACCAGCGGCTGGCCATGAAGGCGTGCAAGGGCCCGGGCAAGTCCTGCGTCATCGCGTGGCTCGCCTGGAACTTCCTCGCCACCCGGCCCCACCCCAAGATCGCCGCCACCTCCATCAGTGCCGACAACCTGAGCGACGGACTCTGGACCGAGATGGCCAAGTGGCAGGGCAAGAGCCCCTTCCTCAAGGAGGCCTTCCAGTGGACCAAGACGCGGGTCTTCGCCCGGGATCACCCGGAGACCTGGTGGATGAGCGCCCGCAGCTGGTCGCGCACCGCCGATGCCCAGCAGCAGAGCGACACCCTGGCCGGCCTGCACGCGGACTACCTGCTCTTCATCCTGGATGAGGCCGGCGGGATACCGGACGGCGTGATGGCTGCGGCCGAGGCCGGGCTCGCCACGGGCACCGAAACCAAGATCCTCATGGCGGGCAACCCCACGCACCTGGAGGGCCCGCTCTACCGCGCCACGACCCGTGAGCGCCACCTGTGGCATGTGACCGAGATCACCGGGGACCCGGACGACCCCAAGCGCAGCCCTCGCATCTCCGTCCAGTGGGCCCGGGAACAGATCGAGAAGTACGGCGCCGACTCTCCCTGGGTCCTGGTCAATGTCTTCGGCAAGTTCCCGCCCTCCAGCCTGAACAGCCTCCTGGGCGTGGACGAGGTCACGGCGGCCATGAAACGGTTCTACCACCACCCGGACTACGACAAGTTCGCCAAGATCCTGGGCGTGGACATCGCACGCCAGGGTGACGACCGGACCGTGATCTTCCCGCGCCAGGGCCTGGTCGCCCAGATTCCCATCATCATGCGCACCACGGACAGCGAACTGATCGCCGGGACCATCGCCACCCGCTGGCGGGAGTGGCACGCCGACGCCTGCTTCATCGATACCACCGGCGGCTGGGGCTGGAGCGCCATGGACGCCCTCAGCCGGATGAACCGGGACCCCGTCGGCATCGAGTTCGCCGGGAAGGCCCTGAACCCCCTCTACTTCAACAAGCGGACCGAGATCCACTTCGAGCTGGCCAAGTGGGTGAAGAAGGGCGGGGCCCTCCCTGACATCCCCGAGCTGGTCGCCGAGCTCACGACGCCCACCTACAGCTACAACGGGGACCGGATGCTCCTGGAGCCCAAGGAACACATCAAGGAACGCCTGGGCCGGTCCCCCGACCTGGCCGACGCTCTGGCCCTCACCTTCAGTTACCCGGTTGAGCCGTCGTTCTCCTACGGCCACCCCGGGCTCGATGCCGCCGCGGGCCGGTCCCGCAACAAGTCCGACTATGACCCGCTTGGAGGTGACCGGTGACCAAGGATCTCCTCTCCACCGGAGAGGCCGCCACCATCCTGGGCTATTCCGTCAACGGCTTCCGGCGCAAGTTCCTGGCGGCCTTCCTGGCCCAGGCCGCCGTGATCCGTCAGCCTGACGGGCACTGGCGCTGGTCGCGCACCCTCGTAGAGCATCTCCGCAACCTGAATAATCCAACCTCGCAAGCATCCTAGGAACCACCGTGGCCACACCTCTTGAAACCGCCGCCGCCCTGCGCCAGAAGCTCGAAGCCCTGACCTCCAAGAACCGGGCCCTGGAAACCATCCTCAACCAGGTGGCCATGTCCGCCATGTTCGAGGAGCCCGACGCCCTGGTCCTGCCCGAGGGCATGCACCTGGCACCCCAGAACCCGAAGGTTGTGGTGAGCATCACGGTCAACGGGCGGGGCGTGCGCTGCCGAGCCACCTACCTGGAGAAGCACGTCACCGAGCTGGGTTGGTCCGCGCTCCTCGCCCAGGCATGCATGCAGCCCGTGGGCATCCTGGCGAACCAGATGAACCCTGCCGAAGAAGAAATCTGATAGCAACATATGGGACAAATGCAACATATGGGACCGCCTTGGGTGGTCCCTTCTTATTGAAGGCATGAGGCTTGGATACGGAGGTCATCCGTATGCTCGTCTATTCCCAGTCAACTGGAATCATGAGCAGGGATGGACAGCCAATTGCCAAGGGCTGGGCGGGCCATGGCGCTGCGAAGAACGACCCCAACGCGCAGGACCAGGTCGGCGTGGGCCCGCTGCCCCGTGGCCTCTACACCCTCGATCCGTGGGAAGCGGTGCACGGCGAGCTTGGCCCCATGGTCACCCACCTCACGCCCGACCCGGGCGACGATGAGGAGGGCCGGTCCGGCTTCTACATCCACGGCCCCGCCAGTGCCGCCAGCGGCAAGCAGGGCCAAGAGAGCAAGGGCTGCATCGTCCTCTGGCACAACGACCGCCAGGCCGTGAAGGATTCGGGCGAGACGCGCCTGCAGGTGGTGGCATGAGCGAACCGTGTGCGACTGCCCCATCTGCAACCCCTACGAATGGGATGTCCCGCATCTCCCGCCTGAGGCAGATCTTCACGGGCCGCGACAACTCGACCCTGGACCTGGGCAGGATCAGCTGGGTGTGCAGCTACCTGGCGGTGGTGGCCCATGACGCCTATCAGCTCTACAAGGCCGCTCCGGTGACCCTGCAGGAGCTGGCCGTGGCCCTGTCCGCCGTGACGGTGGCCCACGGTGCCGCCCTGGGGCTCAAGGCCAAGACGGAACCCGGCGGTGAGCAATGACCCGCCTGCAGCTCATCATCCTCGCCCTGATCGCCACCATGAGCCTCTGCCTGGGGTTCGGGCTGGGCCGGGGGCTGGGCCATGCCCAGGTGACCGCAGCCGTGACGGCCGCCAACCAGGCCGAAGCCGTGGCCACCACCGATCACGCCCAGGGGGTGCAGCATGACGCTGAAGCCGAGCACCGCGCTCCAGTCCTTGCGAACGATGACGCCGAAGTCCAGCGACTGGAGAGAATCGCCGATCCCGCTCCTGATCCTGCGCCATCCCCGGCCCTTCCGGGCTCTCAGGTGGTGGGACCGCCTCCTGTGGTGGTGGATGACACGGAACATCAGCTCGTGGCTGCGCTAAAGAAGGACCTCGCCGACACGAAGGACCAGCTGGCCACCGTCACCCTGGCCCGGGATGCCTACCGGTCCGAAGCCGATGCCCGGGCCCAGGAATGCACGCAGCTCCGGGTCGCGCTCGCCGCGGTGCCCCGGGACCTCCACTGGTCGGCTGGCGCCGTCTACGGCACGGGCCAGACCGCCGGGGGCTATGTCGAGCGGGACCTGGGGCCTATTCGGGTGGGCGTGGACATCGTGCGCAGGCAGCTGGCCGGCGGCCAGACCACCCTCGAAGCCATCGGCCACCTCGGGATGAGGTTCTGATGGAACCCCTCGCCGCCCCCCCCGTCTTGCCGCCCCCGGTCGGGTCCGAGTCGATCCTCCCGCCGACCTGGACCCGGCTCGAGCCAGAACCGGACGAGCCCCTGAACACCAACCTGCACGACTACGACCCCCTGGAGACGAAATGAGCACTCTCATGCCCCTCGGGGCGTCCTACATGGTGAACGCCCAGGTGGGCACCAACGCGGCCCTGATCAAGGCTGGGCAGACGCAGCTGGGCGGGGTGATGCTGCACAACGCCGCCGCCAGCGCCCGGTGGGTCCGGTTCTACAACAAGGCCACGGCTCCGGTCGTCGGAACGGACATCCCCACTGCCGTGATCAACCTCCCGGCGGCCTCCAGCAAGGAGTGGTCCTTCGGCGAGGGCTTCATGTTCCCGCTGGGGCTGGGCATCTCCATCACCGCAGGCGTGGGCTACCTCGACAACTCCGCGTGTGCCCTGGGCGATGTCCAGGCCCACATCGACTACATCTGAGCCTGCCATGTGCTTCTCTTCGCCCAGCATCCCCGCCGCAACGACGCCTCCCCCTGTGGCCACCGCCCAGGATCCCGGCGTTCAGAGCGCACTGAACCAGCAGCTGCGGGCCCTCCAGAACGCCAAGGGCCAGAACTCCACCATGCTCACGGGCGGCCTTGGCCTGCTCCAGCAGCCCACCACCGCCCCCAAGACGCTGCTGGGGTCCTGACGTGAAGCAGCTCTCGAAGATCCATTTCGACGAACGCCTGAACGCCCTCTACACCGAGCGTTCGACGTGGATCTTCCATTGGAAAGACCTGAGCCAGACCACGAGCCCCCGGAGCGCCCGGTTCCTGAAGACGGACCGCAACCGGGGCGATGTCCGCGCCACCAACATCATGAACAACACGGCCACCATGGCCCTCCGGATCCTGACCTCGGGCATGATGTCGGGGATCACGAGCCCGGCCCGACCCTGGTTCAAGCTGCGCACCGCGGACCCGGACCTGAACGAGGTGGGCCCCGTCCGGATCTGGCTGGACAACGCCGAGAAGGTGATGTCCGGGATCTTCCTGAAGTCGAACCTCTACACCTCCCTGCCGGTGGTCTACAAGGACCTGGGCCTCTACGGGACCTCCTGCATGGTGGTCATGGAGGACGCCGACAGCGTCATCTGGTGCCAGAACTTCCCCATCGGGTCCTACATGCTCGGGACCAACGAGAAGGGCAAGGTGGACTCGGTCTACCGGCAATACATGATGACCCCGGGCCAGATCGTGAAGCAGTTCGGTCGCCCGAAGACCACCGAGAACGGAGACGCCCCCCTGCAGCACGCGGGGCCGGTCCCGGCGGACGACGAGATCGACTGGAGCAACATCAGCCCGGCGGTGAAGAACGCCTACCTGAACGGGAACAAGGACGCCTGGTTCGACGTGGTCCACGTCATCGAACCCAACCAGAACCCCGACCCGCGCAAGCTGGACGCCAAGTTCAAGCCCTACCTCAGCGTCTACTACGAAGCGGGCGCCCCTCCGGAGACCTTCCTGAGCATCTCGGGCTTCAACGAGTTCATCGCCGTGGCGCCCCGCTGGGAGGTGACCGGCGAGGATGTCTACGGCACCAGCCCGGGCATGGAGGCCCTGGGTGACAACCGCACTCTGCAGCTCAAGGAGAAGCGGGGGGCCCAGCTCCTGGACAAGTTCACCAACCCGGCCATGGTCGCCCCCAGCACGATGCGCAACAAGGCCTCCAGCGTGCTGCCCGGTGACGTGACCTACGTGGACCAGATGGCCAACGGCCAGGGCTTCTCGCCGGCCTACCAGATCCCCAACCCTCACACCCAGGAGCTGGCCGCCAGCGTTCAGCGGGACGAGGCCCGGATCCGGACCGCCTTCTACTCCGACTTGTTCCTCATGATCGCCAACGACGAGCGCGAGGGCATCACCGCCACGGAGATCGCCGCCAAGCAGGAGGAGAAGCTCCTGGCCCTGGGCCCGGTCTACCTGCGGTTGAACGACGAGCTCCTCGATCCTCTCGTCGAACGGACCTTCGCCATCATGCTCCGGAACCAGATGCTGCCGCCCGCGCCTCCCCAGATGCAGGGCCAGGAGCTGACGGTTGAATACATCAGCATCATGGCCCAGACCATGAAGGCCATCGGCATGAGCGGCATCGAGAAGGTTTCCGCCTACGCCGTGGGCCTCCTGCAGGCGGATCCCACCGTGGCCGACGTGGTGGATTTCGATGAGGCCGTCCGCTCCTACGCCGACATGGCCGGGACCCCGCCCAAGGTCATCCGCGACCAGGTGGTGGTGGCCCAGATGCGGGCCCAGCGCCAGCAGCAGATGCAGCAGCAGGCGCAGATGCAGGCCATGCAGCAGGCCGCCGACGGCATCCACAAGCTGGGCAAGACCCCAGCCGACCCCTCCACCGTGCTCGGTCAGCTCGCCGGCCAGATGCGCCAACAGCCAGGAGTCCCGGCATGACACCCCTCGAATGGTTGACCCTGATCGGAATTGTGGCCGCTGGCGCCACGGGCATGTTCCTGGCCAACCGGAACACCATCGAGAACCTGGTAGGCAAGCGGCTGGATGGGCTCCAGGAGTCCATTGAGCGCCTCACCGCGGCCAGCACCGACCACGGAGAGCAGCTCGTCCGCCACGAAACCATCCTGGAATTGCACGGGCTCACCGAACGGAGGAAGCCGTGAGCGAAGACCTCCACAACGCCTCCGATGAGGTCAAAGTCCGGGGCCGCAAGCGCCAGGAGAACCTGCAGCAGATGCAGGACAATGCCGACCTGGCCTGGGTCATGTCGGACCCCCGTGGGCGCCGGTTCATCTGGCGTCTCCTGGGCTTCTGCGGCATCCACCAGGACAGCTTCCACACCAACGCCCTGACCATGGCGAACAACGAAGGCCGCCGCAAGGTGGGCCTTTTCCTCGAGGTTGAAACCCTCACGGCGTGCGCAGGGTCCTTCCAGACCATGCAGGCCGAAGCCTTCAAGGAGCAAGCATGAGCACTGAAACCCCCGCGGCACCCGCCACAACCCCAGACAGCGGAGCTGCACCCACCCATGGCACGACCATCTCCACCGGCCTCCCCGCCGGCGTGCCTGAGACCACCCCGGAAGGAACGACGCCTCCCGAAGGAACTGCCGCCGATCAAGCCGCCAAGCCGGATGAGAAGCCTGCGGTCCCCGAGAAGTACGAGTTCAAACTCCCGGAAGGCACCGTGATGGATCCCGAGGGCCTCGCCGCCTTCGAGCCCATCGCCAAGGACCTGGGCCTCACCCAGGAACAGGCCCAGAAGCTCGTGGACCTCCAGCTGGCCCTCAACGCCCGCGGTGCCGAACAGGCCAAGGCGGCGCAGGCCCAGTGGCTCACGGACCTCAAGGCCGACAAGGAACTGGGCGGACCCAACCTGCCGACCACCGCCAAGAACGTCACCTCCGCCCTGGCGCGGTTCGGTTCCCCCGAACTGAACCAGTTCCTGGACTCCTCGGGGCTGGGCAACTACCCCGCCCTGGTCAAGGCCTTCAACCGGGTGGGAGCCGCCATGGCCGAGGACAAGGTTCTCCCCGCGGGGATGCCCCCCGCGGTCCGCAAGTCCACCGCAGAAATCATGTACGACAAGACCCCCCCCAAGTAGAACTTCCCCCTAACCCTCCTTTGGCCGCTTTGAAACGGCCACCTCGGAGCACAACATGGCTACTCTCCCAAGCAAGGCTGGCGCTGTCACCCTCATGGACTTCGCCCGCTCCATCGACCCGGACGGCAAGGTCGCCCGCACCGTCGAAGCCCTCAACCAGACCAACGAAGTCCTCACCGACGCCCTGTGGATCGAGGGCAACCTGCCCACCGGCCACCGGACCACGATCCGCAACGGTCTCCCCACCGCGATCTTCCGCCAGCTCTACGCCGGCGTCCCCGCCTCCAAGTCCAGCCGGATCCAGGTGGACGACACCTGCGGCATGTTGGAGGCCCGGGCCGAGGTGGACAAGGACCTGGTCGAACTGAACGGCAACACCGCCGACTTCCGCCTGTCGGAAGCCTCCTCGTTCCTGGAGGCCATGAACCAGCTGTTCGTGTCCACCCTATTCTACGGCAACACCAACAGCTCCCCCCAGAGCTTCATGGGCTTCGCGCCCCGCTACAGCGCCATCTCGGCCGGCGGCGCCAACAAGCAGAACATCATCAACGCGGGCGGGGGCACCGCCAACGCTCAGAACTCCATCTGGCTCGTGGGCTGGGGCGAGCAGACCGTCGCCGGGATCTTCCCCAAGGCCTCGAAGGCGGGCATCACCCAGGAAGACCTGGGGCTCATCGACGCCTTCGACGCGTCGAACAACCGCTACCGCGCCTACGCCGAGCACTGGCAGTGGAAGTGCGGTCTGACCGTCCGCGACTGGCGCTACGCCGTGCGCATCTGCAACATCGACCAGGCCGGTCTCGTCGCCGACACCACGGGCACTACCTACAAGCTGGTCGAGCTGATGCTCCGGGCGATGGCCCGCATCCCCTCCATGGGCCTGTGCCGGCCGGTGTTCTACGTGAACCGGACGATCAAGGAAATGCTGGGCATCCAGGCCATGAACAAGAGCCAGAACGCCCTGTCCATCAAGGAAGCCCACGGCCAGTTCACCCTCGACTTCTTCGGGGTGCCCATCCGCCTCTGCGACCAGCTCCTCAGCACCGAGGCCGTCGTCAGCTAGACCGCTCTTCCGGGCGGGGGAGCGTCCCCGCCCGGTTCCCCCTTCCCACAGTCCACCAGGAGATCCCCCGTGTATATCGATTCCATGGAACAGTTTTCTTCCGCCCAGAGCATCTTCGCTTCCAGCGCGGACATCGTTTCCACCAACATCATCGACCTGAACCCCGACCTGTCGGCCAACGCCGCGAACAACGGCGACCCCGGCCCGGGCGAGGAGTTCGGCATTGAGGTCAACATCACCACCGCTGTCTCGGGTGGCACCTCCCTGCAGTTCGTCCTGCAGACCGACACCAACACCAACTTCTCCACGGCCATGCAGGAGTTCCCGCTGTCGGCGGCTCTCCTGAACGCGGTGCTGCTGGCCGGGACCAACTGGTACCTGCCCGTCGCCCCCTCCCAGGGCCTCAAGCGGTACATCCGCCTGGTCTACCGGAACGTCGGCGCCAACACCACCGGCGTGGCCACCGCCGCCATCGTCAAGAACCCCCAGCTGAATACCAGCTTCGTCCCCGCCGCCTTCACCGTCGGCTGATCCGCAACCCAGGGGAGGGTCTTCGGGCCCTCCCCCCTTTTAAGGAGCCCTCATGCATTTGCGTGCCCTCGTCCCCCTTTTCGACGGCCTCAAGTTGGTCCAGCCCGGGGAGATCTTCCAAGGGACCGAAGCCAGCCCGGGCATCTCTGAGAAGGTCACCAAGAAGGTCCAGGTGACCGAGGACGTGCCCGACGACAGCAATACCTAGCCTCAGGAGACCCCGATGGCAAGCCAGACCGACATCTGCAACATGGCCGCCGGCTTCATCGGGGTCTCTGCCTCCATTGGCAGCATCAACGAACAATCGGCCCTTGGCCTGGCCTGCCTCCAGTTCTGGAACATCACCCAGGACTACCTCCTGCGCAATTACAACTGGAAGTTCGCGGCCTACCGGGTGACCGTCCAGCCCCTGAGCAACACGGTCCAGAACTGGGGCTACGTCTACCCGGTGCCCGCCGACAGCCTGAAGGTGAAGTGCATCACCATCCCTGGCCTGCGCAACCCCAGGGCCGACCAGCGGGCCCCCTTCGAGATGGCGGCCATTGCCGGGGTTGGCAAGGTCATCTACACCGACATGAACCCCTGTGAGCTGCAGTACACCAGCAACAGCGCGGACGTGATCGACCCCACGCAGTGGGATCCCATCTTCTGCATTGCTTTTGCCTACCTGCTGGGGAGCTTCATCGCCATGGGCCTGTCCAGCACCCCGGCGGTGGCCGCCCAGTGCCGCGCAGCTGCGGAACAGACCCTGGCCCTCGCCATCGCCCAGGACCTCATCGAGACCCAGCAGGACGCCCCCCCTCCCTGCGCCTTCATCGCCGAGCGGGACGGCTACGGGCCCCAGAGCTACATCCCCGTCCCCGGCCAGGACATCTCACCCGCCTCCTTCTTCGTGGGCTGACGCATGCCTTCCATCCTCCAGGCCTCGCTCGTTGGTGGCGAACTCGCTCCTGCCCTGTGGGGCCGGACGGACTTCGAACGCTACCTCCTGAGCCTCGCCATCTGCCGGAACTTCGTGGTCCAGCCCTACGGGGGGGTCCAGAACCGGGGTGGCACGGTCTACTGCGCCACAGTGAAGGGCTCGGGCCGGGCCCGGCTGATCCCCTTCAACTACAACATCGACCAGAGCTCGGCCATGGAGTTCGGGGCCGGATACATCCGGTTCCACTCCTACGGTGCCCCCGTGGTGCTCTCGGCCGCCTCCATCGCAGGGGCCGGGACCTACAATGCCACCACCATCTACCCCCAGGGCAAGCTGATCCTCAGTTCCGGGGTGATGTACTACAGCGTGCAGGCTCAGAACGTGGGCAACGCCCTGACCAACACGGCCTGGTGGTATCCCCTGACTTCCTTCCTGGACCAGTTCGGGGTCAAGCAATACCTCGTGGAGATCCCCACGCCCTACAGCGCCTCGGAGGCGTGGGCCCTGAACTACGTCCAGAGCCTGGACGTGGTGACCCTGGTCCACCCCAACCACCCACCGATGCAGCTCAGTCGCTTCGCGGCGGACACCTGGACCCTCACGGCCTTCGCCTTCATCAACGGCCCCTGGCAGGCCCAGAACACCGACACCACGAACACCATCTACGCGAGCGCCTCCTCTGGCTCCGTCACCCTGACCTCCACCAAGGGGATCTTCAACTCCAGCCAGGTGGGCCAGATGCTCTGGCTGGAGACCTGCACCTTCGGCAACCAGTGGCAGCCCGGGGTTGCGGTGACTGCGGGCTGGGTCCTGCGCAGCTCGGGGAACTACTACCTGGCGACGAACAGCGGCACCACGGGCACCATCATCCCCTCCCACTTGGCTGGGGTGATGAACGATGGGGCTTCCGGGACCAACGTGTATTGGCAGTACCTGGACAGCGGCTGGGGCTCGGTCGTGATCACGGGCGTCACCAACGCCTACACGGCCACGGCCACGGTTCTCTCCCGCCTGCCCTCGTTGCTGGTGGGCACCCCGGGCACGTCCTACCCCATCACGGCTGTCGCAGCCGGTACGGGGGGCGCCACGCAGCTCACCCTGACAGGGTCTTTCCCCAGTCTCAACGGGGCGGGCGTCCTCCTCAGCATCCCGTGGACGGATACCCTGGGAGGCTCCCATGTCTTCAACGGGGGGGCCATGGTGACCGTGGTCTCCTCGACTGTGCTCCTGCTGACGGACCTCTCGGCCCTCTTCACGACCCTCTTCCCCAACTTCTCGGCCATCACCGGCTCACCAACCTGCACCCTGTTCACCTCTTCTGTGACGGGGCTGCAGGACTTGGTAGCCTCCACCTTCAGCTGGGCCTGGGGCGCCTGGGGCGGCAACCAGGGCTACCCCAGTTGCGTGGACTACTTCCAGCAGCGCCAGGTGTTTGCCGCCACCCCCACCCAGCCCCAGACGGTCTGGATGTCGAAGACCGGGTCCTACGTGGACTTCGGCGTGTCCTCTCCCATCGTGGATTCGGACGCCATCACCTTCACCATCGCCGCCAAGAAGGGCAACGCCATCCAGCAGCTGGTGGCCCTGAGCCAGCTCATCATCCTCACCAACGGGTCCGAATTCAAGGTGGGCCAGAACCCCGAGGACGTGATCACCCCGTCCAACATCTCGACCTCTGCCCAGGGGTTCCGGGGCTCCAACCAGCTCCCCGGGCTCCAGATCCAGAACGGCGGGCTCTTCGTCCAGGGCAACAACCGGACCGTCCGGGCGATGAACTACGATTTCGCCACGAACACCTTCACCGGCAACGACATCATGATCCTGGCCTCCCACCTCACGGACGGCTACCAGGTCGTGGATTGGGCCTACCAGCAGGACCCCCTGTCGTGCGTCTGGTGCGTCCGGAGCGACGGCGAGCTGCTGGGCCTCACCTACATGCCAGAGCAGCAGATCGCTGGGTGGCACCGGCACGATACGGCCGGGGGGGCCTTCGAGTCGGTCTGCACCGTGGACGAGAACACCGAGGCTGCACCCTACCAGAACACGCCCTACTTCATCGTGAACCGGAACGGCCAGCGGACCATCGAGTACATGGCGCCCCGGCTCATCACCGACGTGCGGGACTCGGTCTTCGTGGACTGCTCCATGACCTACGACGGGCGCACAGGCTACCGTGGCACGCCCTGGAACCTCACGAACGCGACCGTGACCCTATCCCCGGGGCTGATCCCCTTCACTGCCTCTGCCGCCTTCCTAGCCACCGGCAATGGGATCCTGACCACGGTCAACCTCCCCGGCTCGGCACCGTGGCACATCGCGCACCTCACCCGCAACGGCACCGCCCTGGTCCAGGGCACCGACTACACCGTGAACCTCACCACGGGCGTGGTCACGCTGACCGCCACCACGAACCCGATCAGCCTGGGTCCGTTGGGGACGGGCAACGGCATCCAGGCCACCTGGGCGCTCAACACGCCGAACGGTTCCGCGCCCACGAGCGCCTCGATCTACAAGAACGGCACCCTGCTGACCAACGGGACCGACTACACCATTTCCGGCTCGACCGTCACCTTCACGCCCGTGACGAACAGCATCGTCGCTGGGGTGGTGGGCACGGGCAACGGGTCACAGACGCTGTTCAGCGCCCTCGCGCCCAACGGAACCGGGTGGACCTCGATGAGTGCCCTCTACCGTCAGGACTGGCAGGGCCTCCAGCCCCTGACCACGGCGGCGAGGACGAACCTGCTAGCCTACTCAACTGCATTCAACAACGCAGCATATACCAACACCTCAACTACGGTAACTACGGGAATTGCGGACCCATCGGGGGGCACCAACGCTTGCACCTTAACGGCAGCAGCCGGAAGTGCCTCGATCTATCAGAGCATAACCGTCCCAAGCGGAACGTACATGAACTCCGTCTGGATCAGGCGAAGGACAGGAACAGGGGCCATCAATCTTCTGGAACCCAATTTATCAGCGTGGACTGGGGACATAGGTATTACGTCTGGTATCTGGCAGCGGTTCACTTACAGCGGACCCAGCAATGGCACCACAACCTCATGGGGCGTTCGTCTAATAACCCTCGGGGATGCTATTGATGTTGCCTTCGGGCAGGTTGAACCGGGTTCCTCAGCCACTCCCTACATCCCCACCCTAGCCAATCCCGTGACCACGATCAACGGGGACTACCTGCTGGCGGGGCCGGGAGGGTTGTCGAGGACGAACCTGTGCACGTATTCAGGGTCAATTGGTGGCACGAGCTGGGTGCTAAATAGCGGCACGTTCACTCTGAACGCCGCGCTTGCCCCTGATGGAACCACCACGGCCACGCTATTTAACCAAACAGCATACGGCGATGGCTGGTATAAAAGCTTATTTACAATAGGTATCGCACAGGTAGCCTCTGTTTATTTCAAATATGGGTCCGGTAGTTCGCGTTTGCTGATAGGGGACAATGGGGTTAACCAGTCAACTATCAACACTGCCACCCTTGCTATTGTGAATGGCGGGAATGCCGCTGGGGCCGTGGTCGCGATTGGCAACGGCTGGTACCGGTTTGCCGTGGCCCTTACTCCGTCAGCCACCTTAGGGACGCTGTATGTGGGGGCCGGGGTGATCGGAACCTGCTACGTCTGGGGGTTCCAGGTCGAGAACGGCACTACCCTCACCCCCTACATCCCCACCACCACCTCTGCGGTGACCGTCAATCAGGCGGCTAACACGGTGCTGATGACCACGGCTCCGGTAGCTGGTGCCGCCCTAACCGCGAGCTACTCCTACCTCGGCGGCCCTCCTGTGGGCGCGGTGCTGACCTGGAGCGGGGCCTACCTCGGGGGGCTGGCTATCGGCTCGACGCTGGCGTGGAGCGGGAGCTACATGGCCACCAACCCCAGCCCGAATTGGGACAACACGGACCCCTCCGTCATCGTCACCAGTTCGGTCCCCTTCTTCCAGGGTGCCCAGGACATCGGTTCGGCCATCGTCTTCGAGAACGCAGCTGATGGGATCCTCTACAAGCTGGTCCTCACGAGCGCATCCGGGGCTCTCGGGAGCCCGGGCAGCACCGCCACCGGGATCCTGAACAAGCCCCTCCCTGCGCAATACCAGAACTCGGCCCAGAGCACTTGGTACCTGGCCCGGAACTCCTTCTCGGGCATGGCCCAGCTCGCAGGCCAGACCGTGTCCATCCTGGCGGACGGCAGCGTGGCTCCCCAGGTGACGGTGTCCAGCTCGGGCACCTTCAGCCTGCCCAACCCGGCCTTCGTCATCACGGCGGGGCTCCCCATCACGGCGCAGCTGCAGACGCTCCCGGTCGTGGTCATGGGCATGATCGACACGAACCGGGACAAGTGGAAGCTGGTCAACACGGTGCGGGTGATGATCAATGAGTCCCGGGGCCTGTGGGCGGGGCCGAACTTCACCAACCTGCTCCAGACCAAGTCCCGGTCCTTCGAGAATTACGACCAGCCCCCCAACCTGATCACGGACCTGATCCCCCTCTACATCCAGGGCTCCTGGGTGAAGTTCGGCCAGGTCTGCATCCAGACCACGGACCCGCTGCCCCTCTCCATCCTCAGCATCATCCCCGATATCTCCCAGATCGGAGGCACCTAATGATCCAGGTGGTGCGGGCAACGCCAGGGCACGTCTTCTCCATGCGCGGCCATGTGCGTCAGGCGGACGTGGACGAGCTGTGGGCAGGCTACGAGGTGACCCCGGAAGACGCCATGCTGCTCGGGCTTCGGATCTCCGACCGGCCCCGGGCGGCCCTGGTCGGTGAGGAGGTGCTCTGCGTCTTCGGCGTGGTGCCCGGGCAGGGCGGCCCATCCGTCCCGTGGATGGTGGCATCCGACAAGATCCTCAAGCACCGCAGGGCCTTCCTGGCTCATTCCCGGCGAACGGTCAAGGCCCTGGCCGAGTTCTACGGGCCCATGGAGAACTGGGTCGATGTCCGGAACCGAACGGCCATGGCCTGGCTGCGCTGGGTCGGCTTCCATCTTGAAGCGCCGCGCCCCTACGGCAAGCACGGCCTGGACTTCTGCCACTTCACCATGAAGGAGCCCCCATGTGCGCCCCGATAGCCATCCCCATCGCCGCGATGGCCCTGCAGCAGATCAGCAACATGACCACCCAGGCCTCCAACGCCGAAGCCTTGAACTACAACGCGGGCATCGCCACGCAGCAGGGGCAGGCGGCCATCATGCAGGGCGGGGCGGAGGCCCAGGTCAAGCAGAACCAGGTGGACGAGACGGTGGGCAAGGCCACGGCTGGCGTGGGCGCTTCCGGCGTCACCCTGGACGGAGAAGGCAGTTCCGGGAAGGTGGTGGCCCAGGACGCCCAGCTCGGGGCCGTGGATGTGGCCCAGATCAACGCCAACGCCCAGCGCACGGCCTGGGGCTATGACACGCAGGCCACCCTGGATAAGGCCCAGGCAGCCGCCGCCCAGAAGTCCTCGGACATCAGCAAGGGGATGCTTGTCGCTGGAGCAATCGGGAGCACCTTCCTCACCGGCGGGCTCGGAGTTCCCGGGGCAACCTATGGCCCCAACGACAACATCATCGCCATGTACGGAAGGACTTCCTGATGAGAATCCCGGTCTACGAACAGGAAGTCGCACCGTCGCCCCTACCCGGGCCCCATGCCTCGCCCCTGGAAAGCACGACCCAGATGCTGGCCGGGATCGGCCAGGCGGCCATGCCCATCGCCCAGGCCGGGATGCAGGCGCACGAGCTGGCGCAGCAGAACAACGCATTGAACCAGAGCAGCAAAGTGGTCCAGCTCGGGAACCTGATCGCCTCCAAGTCCCAGCTGGCCCTTGGACAGAATATTGGCCAGGGCGCGGATGGGACCGCCCCGTGGGCCCTTGCCCCGGACGGATCCGACCTGAAGAAGATCGGATTCACCGATGATGAGATTTCCAGCCTGCAGCCGAGCCTGAGGCTGTCCCCGGGCGGCAACGCCACATACAGCACCTACGGGAATACCCTTCTGCGGAAGGCCCAGGAGATTTCCGGCTCCGGTTTGGATCAGGATGCCGGGATCCTGTTCAAGCGGTACACCGACGGCCAGGTGGATGGCCTCACCAGCCAGTACGAGAAGCACGAGGTCCAGCAGGTTCAGCAGGCCCAGCTCGCCACGGCCAACACCAACAGCGCCGTGAACATCGACACCATGTCCCGGAACGCCGTGAACCCGGACGGGACGCTGAACACCGATCTCATCGACAGCACCCTCCACAACCTCGGCACCAACGCCCGGCATGTGAGTTCTCTCCTGGGGGAGGCTGCGCCCCCTGTGACGGGGTCCGGCGGCCCTGCGCCCGGGGCTCCTGCAAGCGGGGCCGCCCCAGGCGCCTCGCCAGGATCTTCCGCACCCTCTGCCCCTGCCCCCTCTGCGCCAGCCCCGGCACCCTCGGATCTCGGACAGGAACGCCTGAACCAGACCTTGAGCGCAGGCGTGAGTTCCCTGATCAAGTCGGTGGCCACGACCAACAACTCGGCCCTCCTCCAGCAGACCTACGCCAAATACGGCCCCCTGCTCCACGGGGACGATGCCATCAAGATGAAGGAATTCGTCCAGGGCAAGAGCGACTCCGCCCAGGGCCTCGGGGCTTCCGCCAACGTCTGGGATCAGTTCACGGCCCCCGTGGGACCCCCGCAGGAGGACGGGACGCCCGCGGCACCCACCGCCGCGCAGCAGAACCCCGGCGCCCACATCGCCGACATGGTGGCGGCCCTCCGCAAGCAGAACCTCACGCCCGAGGCCCTGAAGATCGCCGAGATGGACCTCAAGGACCGGGCCAACCTCGCGGATGCCCAGCAGAAGGCCCAGACCACCCAGACCGAGGGGGCCCTGTGGGACGGGGTGCTCCAGGGCCATGGCGCCGGCTGGGTCACCCAGCAGCCCGAATTCCAGACGGGGCTCGATGGCAACGGGCGCGCGGCCTTCCTGTCCAAGGTCACGGCCTATCAGGCCCAGCGCCAGGGAGGAACGGACACGGCCACGCAGCTCCAGCAGCAGGCCAAGCTCTTCGACATCTTCACAGAGATGAACCAGGACCCGGGCGGCCCGGCCGGCTGGCTGAAGAGCCACGAGGTCAACGGGGACGGCGGGGAGAAGTATCTGATGACCCTCGCCCCCCAGGTGGGCGCCCAGGGCGTCTCCAGCCTCCTCAAGAGCCGCTACGACGCGATGAACCCAACCCAGGGCAAGCCGTTCCCGGTCATGCCCGAGGCCGAGCTGCACGGGCAGGTTCAGGAGGCCTGGACTTCCTCCGGGCTCGTGAAGGCCGACCCATCCCCGGATCAGAAGGCACAGATGAATAACTTCGTCTCCTACCTCCAGCGGAAGATGCAGGGGGCCGGACACCTGTGGGACCTCGACAGCACCCAGGCCCTGATCAAGGAGAAGTCGCAGGACGTGGTCACCGGGCACGGCCTCCTGGGCGGCGAGAAGAAGCAGCCCTTCTGGCAGGCCGAGCAGGCGGTCCCTGCCTGGTTCACCCGCCTGGGCCAGGTCAACGGCCAGTCGAATGCCCAGTCCACCGGGAACTATTTCGACTATGCCGAGCATGGCGCCTTCGACTACACGAAGCCCGAGTTCAAGCGGTTCCAGTCCGACTGGGAGCAGAACAACGCCACCAAGGGCCTGCCGCCGCCGTCCCCGGCCCAGGTCCAGTTCGGCTGGTTCCAGCGCCAGTGGATCTCCGACAACGTCCAGGGCCCCTACGCCAACCTGAACCTGAACGCACCGCCGCCTGATCAGCGGAACCCCAAGCCCATCAAGCCCAAGGTCGGGAGTCTGAAATAATGCCCATCGACCCGAAGGACCAGGCCATCTTCGACAACCTGAACCAGGACGCCTCCCAGGCCCAGCAGCTGCGGCAGTCCATGGGCTACGGGCTCGACCACAATCCGGACCAGCGGGCCCGGACCCAGGTGGCGGCTTCCGCGAACGGGGTGAACCCGGCCATGGTGGAGGGCCAGGAAAGCGCCTTCGAGAAGGCCGCCAAGCTGAACAGCTTCGACTTCGACGGCTTTATCAAGAACACCCCGGTCACCGCCGACTGGATGTCCCAGCCCGAGAATGCGGCCGTCGCCCACGACGACCTCTACAACATGACCAACTTTGAGAAGGCCCTGGGCGGCCACCAGACGGAGGGCTACACCCAGTTCCCCAACGGGGTGACCCTGCGCAACGCCGACCAGGCCGTATGGCTTCCCTCCCAGCAGAAGTGGGTGAACAAGGACGCCTCCGGGGACTTCGTGCCCGTGGGTGGGCAAGCCTTCGACAAGGCCGGGTTCTGGAACTCCATGGGGGGCTGGAACGCTACCCCCGACGAGCGCAAGCTGCTCTACCAGCTGAAGGGTGCGCCCTCCTCCGCCCTGGCGGATCTTCGGGGAGTCACCTTAGGGACGGCTTGGAAGGCCGTGGGTGGCACGGTGGCGCTCGCCAAGAACGCTGCCCAGGCGGCTGACCAGTGGCAGGAGAAGGCCTACGGCAAGGGCTGGGGCCTCTCTTTCGCCGACCTCGGCATCCCCCAAGGCCTCCAGCACCTGCAGGATCGCGCCCAGCAACTGGTGGACCAGAACGCCTTCCAGGGCAAGAGCATCTCCGACATCCACACCCCGGGAGACCTCCTAAAGGTCGCAGCCACTCTGGCCGGCGGGGTCGCCCCCTACATGATGGGCAGAGCCGCCCTCCCGATGTTCCTGGACGCCTACGGGCGCCGCTCCCAGGCGCTGGAGGCCCAGGGCAACACCCCGGGCGACACGCTGGCCCTGGCGGCCACGGCGGCCCTCCCTGACGCTGCCATCGGGCTCGCCCACGGGGAACCCGGCTTCGCCTCCGTCCTGAAGTCCCTGGTGGCCGTCCCGGCGGCCACGGCCCTGGCCTTCACCGCCAAGCACTTCGGGGACACCGCGGTGGATGAGATGCTGGGCATCGCCGGCCAGCCCAAGCAGGACGAGACCTTCGGGGAGTTCCTGCAGCGGGCCTGGAAGAATGGGGGAGCCGACTCCGCGATGAGCGGCTACCTCCTGTCCGCCCTGCCCATGGTGCTGCCGACCATCGACCAGGTGCGCCAGAACAAGGCCAACGGCACCCTCTTCGAGGCCATCCAGAAGTTCGGCGAGAATTCCAAGCTTGTGGAGCGCCTCCCGCAGGCCGCCCAGGACTACGTGAAGCGGGTGACGGCCCAGGGCCCGGTGGACCACGTCGAGGTGGCTCCTGAGGCCATCCAGCAGTTCTACCAGACCAAGGGCCTGAACGACGAGCAGACCGCCCAGGAGGTCCGCAAGCTGGGCGTGCCGGCCCAGGACTACATGGACTCCCTGGCGACCGGCGACCGGGTGGTCATCCCCATCGACAAATTCACCACGCAGGTGGCGCCGAACCCCGAGCTCATGGGAGCCCTCAAGGATGACTTCGCCTTCCGCCCGGGCGAGAGCACCAACCGGGAAATGGTGGACGCCCAGGCCAAGGCCAAGGAGAACCTGGACAACCTGGAGCAGCAGACCAAGGACCTCGACCAGCGCACCATCGACGGCCTGGTCCATCCCGAGAACCTGGAGACCTACCAGAAGATCAAGGACGACGTGAAGCAGCAGCTGGCCGCCATCGCCGACGAGAAGGGCAAGCCCCGGTTCAGCCCGCAGGTGCAGGACATGTACGCCACCCTGGCGGCCCGCGGCTTCGTGGTCGGCCACGACCGCGCCGGCATCGACCCCGCGGCGGAATACCCTGGCTACAAGCTGAACATCTTCGGGGACAAGGGCCCGGAGTGGGTGCCCACGGGCGACGGCACCACGCAGCCAGCGCAGCAACTTCATCAGACCCTGGCCAGTAGTGAGCCTCCCAAGGGGGTCCATTTCGATGACCTACCCAAGTGGCAACAGGACCGGGTCGTGTCCGGGATCGAGCAGGACATCCAAAACTGGTCTGCCCACCCAGAAGAGTTTGACAAGGTATACGAGGCGGCCAAGGGAACCTATGGTGGCCGACTGGTAAACGGTGACATCATGCGCCAGTTATTGCCCACCGTGGCTAGGAACGTGCCCTTGGGACTGGAGGCAGGAAAGCACACGGATGGGGCCATTGAGTCTAAGATGGTGGCCCTGCGCACGCGATTGGTGGATCGGGCGATTGACCTGGCCGGGGACAAACCCATCGGCATCACTGCCGGTGGACAGTCTTCAGGTAAAACCACCATCGCCGAGCATTACCTGAATGAAGGGACCCTCGGGGCCGTGATTGATGCTCCCCATGACAATGCCAAATCAGTTCAGTGGGTCCTCGACAAGATTCACAACCGTAACAAGGACGCTGAAATTGTTTATGTGGACCGCCCGAATTTCCAAGCGGCCTATCGCTCCATGATCGAGAGGGCCATCCGTGAAGGGCGCATGGTCGATCTGCAGGACATGATCGATAAGCACCTGAAGACCCCATCCGAGATCCTCAAGGTTGGGGAAGCCAACCAGGGCAGTGACCGGGTTGGTCTGAACCATGCTGTAAATTCGGAGATAGGCCCTTGGGACATCATTGGTGGCAAGTTTCCCGATGCAGGCAAGGATGCGATGTCCTCCATCCTGAATCGTGCAACTCCATCCTCGAACGACCTTGTTTCCCAGGCCAAGGAGGCCTATCTTGAATACCAACGAGATGTCCAACATGGATCAGCCGAACCAATCCCAGCCGACACCCAGCGAAGCATTGAAGCCTCTTTCTCTGGCGGAACTAGCCAAGAACCCGGAGTGGCAGGCGGGGTTGCAGAAGGTCATCCAGAAGAACAACAGCAGGCCCCCGCTGTACCCCCGGCAGCCGACCGTTTAAGGTCTTCCCTTCAGTCCCTAGGTATTTCCCCGGATGGTGATGTCGGGGACATCCGGCGAAAGATTGCTGAGGCAGCCCAGGACCCAGCCAAGCAGCAGGCTGTTCGGGGTGCAATAGATGCACTGCGGGAGAACGAATTCTACCAGACCTACCTGACTCGTACGGCGCCCACCGAGGACGACAAGCAGGGCTCCATCACCTTCGGCAAGGACGGAAGCATCTCCATCGCCCTCCTGAAAAAGGCCGACACCAGCACCTTCCTGCACGAGATGACCCACATGTGGGTGAAGATGCTGGCCAACCTGGCCGGGCGGGAGGACGCAAACCCCCAGGTGAAGGAAGACTTCCAGAAGCTGCTGGACGCCGTGGGCGCCAAGGACTACGACTCCATGACCGTGGACCAGCAGGAGCAGCTGGCCCGCATGGGGGAGAAGCACTTCATGGAAGGCAAGGCCCCGTCCGCCGACCTCCAGAGCATCTGGTCCAAGTTTGGAGCCTGGATGCGGATGATCAAGGGCAAGCTCTCGGGCCTGGGCGTGGAACTCAGCCCCGAGGTGAAGGGGGTCTTCGACCGGCTCTACGCCACCGATAAGGAGATCGGCGATGCCCATGCCCGGGAGCCCAAGCCGCTGTTCGCCACCGCTGCCGACATGGGCATGGCCCCCAGCCTGTTCAAGGTCTACCAGGACACCCTTCAGAAGGTCATCGACACCGGCAAGGACACCCTGCGCGGGCAGCTGATGGATGACTGGAAGCGGGAATATGAGGAGAAGTGGCAGGAGGAGCGCGGCAAGATCCACGACCAGGCCATGGAGGACCTGGGCAAGCAACCCATCTACAGGACCCACGACACCCTGGTCCAGGGGAAGACCGAGGATGGGACCTCCATCAAACTCAACCGCAAGCAGCTGGTTGACCGCCTGGGCGAAGACGCCGTCAAGGCCCTGGAGCGCGAGCATGGGACCGGGGGCCGGGCCGTCTACACCAAGGACGGCATGGACCTGGACACCGCGGCCGAGGTCCTGAACGAGCACCTGGGCACCCAGTATGCCTCTGGCGATGACCTCGCCCAGCAGCTGCACGGCATGGAGCCGATGAAGGCCGTGGCGGACCGCCTGGCCGATGCCGAGATGAAGAACCGGCACGGGGACAAGCTGACAGACGGGACGCTCCACGATGCCGCGGACGAGGCGATTCAGAACCGCTACAAGGAAGACGCCCTGGTGATGGAACTGAAGGCCATCCGCAGCCGCATGGCGCAGGCCAGACCGTTCGTTGACCAGGAGGGGAGAGAGGGGAAGGCAAGGGCCAAGGAGGCAGTCTCTGAGACCCAGGCCGCCAAAGACAAGGAGATTGAAGGGCTCAAGAGCCAGATCGCCGACCTGGAGGCCCAGAACAAAGACCATGCCGGGGACGCCGAATGGCTGAAGGATAACGCCAACCGCCTCCTCGACAAGAACGCCAGGCTCAAGGACCTCCTGGCCAGCCGAGACCAGCAGGTGGCCGACCTCAAGGGCCAAGACGCCAGCAAGGACTTCTGGTCCCGCGGCACCGTGCGGGAGGTCCCGCCCTTGGAGACGTTCCGCACTGCGGCCGCCAACAAGATCCAGACCATGGCGCCCAACGACCTGACCCCTTCCCGTTACCTCGACGCCGGCCGCAAGGCCAGCCGGGGAGCCTTCGCCGCCATGGCCAAGGACGACTACGCCGGCGCGGCCGAGGCCAAACAGAAGGAGATCCTGAACCACTTCCTCTATAAGGAGGCCGTGAAGGCCCAGAAGACGGTCTCCAGCCTGGAGAAGCTCGGGGACAGCCTGACCAGCACCTCCAGCCAGAAGCGCCTGGGCCTGACGGACCAGTCCAGCGGGAGCAGCTTCAAGGAGCAGATCAACAACCTCCTGAGCCGCTACGGACTCACCGGGGAGGCCCAGGCCCCCGAGGTCACGGTCCCCCTCTCCGAGTGGGTGGACGAGCAGACCTCCCTGAACCGGGCCCCGACCATCGACCCCACGATCCTGAACGAGGGCCGGGTGGTGGATTACAAGGACGCCCCTATGAGCGAGATCCAGGCCCTCAAGGATGCCCTGGTGAACATCCGGCACCTGGCCCGGCAGGAGAACACCATCCGGATCGGCGACCTGGCCGTGGACCGGGAGCAGATGTTCAACGAGCTGCACGCCGCGGCCCGGGGCGCCTTCGAGACCAAGAGGCTCCAGGATGACCCCAACGTCAAGAAGACCTTCCTGGAGGGCGCCGTCTCCAAGGTGAAGTCCCTCGACGCCATGCTCATGAGGATGGAGCAGCTCGTCAACTGGATGGACAAGGACGACGTGAACGGGCCCTGGCACACCTACCTGTGGAACCCCATCGCCGGGGCTGAGGGGCGTGAGCTCGACATGACCCGGGAGATCACCGCGAAGCTCCAGGAGGCCATGGAGAACATGCCCAAGGAGCAGCGGGAGAGCCTCCTGGACAAGTTCCAGGTGGATGGCCTGGACTTCCAGCCCACCCGGAAATACATCATCTCGGCCCTGTTCAACATGGGGAACGAGCAGAACCGGGAGAAGATGATCCAGGGCATGGGCTGGGCGGACAAGCAGGAAGTCCTGGCGGACATGTTCAGCCACCTCAACGCCCACGACGCCAAATTCGTCCAGGACACCTGGGACACCATCGGCTCCCTCTGGCCCCACATGGCGGACCTGGACTACCGCATGACCGGTCTGGAGCCCGTCCGGGTGCAGCCGCAGGCCTTCCGCCTGAACCTGGAGGACGGGGAATACCACTTCGACGGCGGCTACTACCCCCTGAAGGGCCACCCGATCCGCAGCAGGACCGGCGCCAAGCAGGAGGACGCCCCGGTGGTGAACCTCACCGACAAGGGCTTCGAGCGCCCCAACACCATCACTGGGCACCTGAAGGCCCGCACGGGCGCCACCTACCCGCTGCTCATGGACTTCGAGCGGATCCTAGGGCCCCACGTCACCCAGGCCATCCAGGACATCACGCACCGGGAGGCCGTGATGAACGCCTACCGGATCATCTCCGACCCCGGGATCCGCACCACCCTCTCCGAGACCATGGGCGAGGAATACATGCGCCAGTTCCTGCCCTGGCTGAAATCCGTGGTGAACGACCGGAACCAGTCCGCCTCCCAGGGCCTGGACGCCATGTCGAAATGGATGAGCGCGGCCCGGCGGAACACCGTGTCCGCCACCATGGGCTACAAACTCTCTACGGCCCTGGTCCAGTACACCGGCATAACCCGCTCCCTGCACTACTGCAACGCCGGGGACCTCATCCAGGCCCTGGGCCAGTTCGTGGGCTCCCCCAAGGAAACCACGGCCATGGTCCATGAGCTCTCCGCTGAGATGCGGAACCGGGCAGAGCACCTGGACCGGGACTACCGGGAGATGATGCAGAACCAGACCGGGCAGAACGGCTTCCTGGCCAAGGTCAACCAGTTCGCCTTCCACGGCATCGCCATGGCTGACCAGGGCATCGGCATCCCCACCTGGCTGGCTGCGTTCAACGGCGCCGTGAAGGCCGGCAAGGATGAGCCCACGGCAATCCTCGAGGGCGACCGGGCGGTGCGGCTCACCCAGCCCACCGCGGGCGCCAAGGACCTTCCGGCAGTCATGCGGTCCAACGACTTCATGAAACTGGTCACCATGTTCTACGGCCACTTCTCAGTGCTCTACCAGAACCTCCGCGATGCCGGCCACCAGGTCAACGGGGCCAGCGATATGCCCAAGTTCGCGGCCCGGGTTCTCTTCAGCGCCATGATCCCCGCGGTGGCCGGCGAGTTCATCCTGAACCGCGGGGCCGAGGATGACGAGGACAAGACCAAGTGGGCCCTCATGAGGAGCCTCCACTTCGCGAGTTCCTCCATCCCACTCCTTCGGGACGTGAGCACGTATGTCACCAACAGCATTGAGGGGAAGGAATCCGATTACCGGTTCAGCCCAGTGGTTGACCTCTTCGCCCGGAACGCCAAGATGCTCTCGGCCATGGCTGGGTCTGCCGGGGTTGCCAAGGACGATCATCCCCTGGGCGACACCGCATGGAAGACCGCCGAAGCCATTGGCTACGACCTCGGCATCCCCGGCACCTCCCAGGCCATGGCCACCGGTCGCTACCTGGCACACGTCCAGGCGGGGGATACCCAGGACGACGCCTGGGAAGCCACCAAGCACGTCGCGTTCGGCTACCACAAGAAGAAGTAGTCCCTTACCGGTCACCCCGACCCTTTGGAGCATCCTATGACCCTCGCCACCCTCACCACCGAGATCCCCTACACCCTCCCCTCGGGGACGGCCACCACGGGCTCCCTCTACACCTTCCCCTTCCGGGTGAACCAGGCCACGGACCTGGTGGTGACGGCCACCAACCTCACCACGGGTCTGGTCTCCACGCTGGTCCTGAACTCGGACTACACCGTGGCCGGCGTCGGGTCCTATGCGGGCGGCAGCATCACCCTGCTGGACGATTGGCAGAACAACACCCTCCTGCTGGCCCGCGAGGTGCCCCTGACCCAGGGGACCTCCTTCGTCGGCCAGGGGGCCTTCTTCCCCGAGCTGCACGAGGCCGCCTTCGACAAGCTGACCATGATCGCCCAGCAGCATCAGGACGATTTCGCCAGGGCCCCGATGCTGCCCGAGGGGACCTATCCCAGCGGGGCTGTCCCTGCCCCCGTGAGCGGTTCCGTCCTGGGCTGGGCGTCCGGTGCCTGGGCATGGCTCTCCCAGGCCTCGGTCACTCTCGCCGCCAACCTCCTCACCGCCGCCAGCGGCATGGGCACGTCCCTGGTCATGCACCTCGCGCCCTACACCGGGGCGGTGGGCAGGCTGCTCCTACTCAAACTGGGCGAGATGCTCTCAGCCACGGACTTCGGGGTTTCGACTGCTGGCACGGCGGCAGCCAATACGACCGCCATGACGGCCGCCCTGGCTACGGGGAAGCGGGTCTTCCTGCCCAACGGCACCTACCAGATGAACAATTTCACGCTCCCGGCGGGGGCCTACATCGAGGGCGAATCCAAGGCCGGGGCCGTCCTGCAGTTCGCGAGTGGGCAGACGTTGGGCATGACCACCCCGGGCTATGTCATCCCGGCCAACTACACCCTCCTCAACCTGCCTTCCTGGGCCCTGGCGATCACCCTGCGGAACCTCACCGTGGACATGACCAACATGGTCAATGCCAGCGGGACCATGGGCATCGGCATCGAATGCGGCTGGGACCACGTGCTGGACAACGTGGCCGTGATCGACCCATTCGCTGATCAGTCCCTCCGCTGGGGGCTGACCTTTGGGCGCAACTGCTACACCTCCAGCGTCAACGACTGCACCATCGGGCGGGTCCAGATCGTGGGGAGCAACCTGGGCGGCAACCTGTGGTTCTCCACCACGCTCACCTTCCGCAAATGGTCTGGGTGGGCCGTCAACGGAGCCTATGCCCAGGACATCTCGTGGTTCGGCTGCACGTGGCAAAAATACGCCAACAAGATCACCATGGGTGCGGCCTGTTCGTATTGGACCATCGTGGGGGGTGATGTCGAGCAGGGGGGCTGCTTTATTTATTCGACCATTGCCTGCGGCCCCGTCACCACCATCGGCGTGGCGTTCGGAGGGTTCACGGGCACGATGTATGGCGGTCCTGGCGGCGTCCCTGTCGGACAGTATCTGGATGATTTCGGGGCACGCCCAGGCGGCAGCATCACCAACCTCACCATTGCCAGTGGCGTGGCAACCGCCCAGATCAGCACCACCATATCCAATACCACCACGGGAGTTTTCAACGTGGGGGCACCCCTGGCTGGGGAGTGGGTGCAGCTGTCGGGGATCACAGGCACCTACGCCGCGCTCAACGGCACCTACGTCCAGGTGACCTCCTCCAACCTCGCGGCCAACACGTTCACCTTCGCCACTGCTCTCGCCAACGGCACGGCCACGGGCACCATCCTCTTCCTCACCGACAACTCGCGGGGCTACCGCTACACCACGATGTTCGCCAACGCCCTGTCCTGGGATCCCATCGCCAACCGGTTCCTGCTCACGGCTCGCACCATCCTCGGCAATGCCCAGGCCTACACCGGCTTCCAGACCGACGGGACCACGGAGCGTCCGCTGATCCAGATGAACGTCTCCAACCAACTGCAGATAGGGGACGGGACGCACGAGGACTTCATCTCCAACGGGGGCAATCTCCAGATCCTGCCCATCGGTGGTGTGGCGAGGGGGCTGGCCCTCATGACCGCCGCAGGCACGGCAACCTGCGCCCATTACCTCGCCACTGCGATGCCTACCAGCGGGAGCTACAACCAGGGCGACATCGTGTTCAACGCGACCCCCACCAACGCCGCAGGCGTCCCGGTGGGTTGGCTCCGCATCACCACGGGCAGCGGCAACGTCCTCAATACCGATTGGCGGGTGTTCGGAGTCACCGTCTAGTGAGCAAGAAGGACGAGAAGGAACTCCCACAAGACAAGTTCATGGCCAAGCGCCTCAGGGAATCCCGCAAGCGCGAAGCCGAATATGAAGCCAGCCTCGACCCCAGACAGCGTGCGGGTTCGGGCCCTTCTGGGGCTGTACAGCCGGTGTACAAGACCCACGCCTAA